CAGCAGGTACGGCAGGTGTTGCACAGTTTGCTGCTGGTATTATTCAGATTGCTACCAACATAGCTAAGGCTAAACAGATCCTAACATCTGGAGGCTCACCTTCCTCAAGTGGTGGAGGTGGAGGTGCATCTAATGGTAATGGCAGTAGTGTTACTCAGGTGGTGCCACAATCGGCTCAGCTCTTTGGATCAGCCAATACAGGCAACGTGATGAGTGCAGGAGGTGGAGCTGTTGAAACGGGAGGCATGACAGTTACGGCCATCGTATCTGAAACTCAAGTTACAAATGTGCAGAATAAGATTAATAAGATAAACAAAAACGCAGAATTATGATAAGTTTACAGAGCGTAATTAACAATGTGGTGAACTTTTATTCACAGCACAAACAGGTAAAGAAAGTAGGTACTGATTTTAAAGAACAAATATTTAACTTCGCTACCCAGGATGAAAAGTACCCTATCATATTTATCGTGCCTGATGCTGTTATCCCTACCGAGAATACTACTGAATTTACTCTGGATATTTTCTGTTACGATATCATTCAAAAGGACAGAGCAAACATCATAACCATCCTAAGCGATTGCCATCAAATCCTTAATGATTTGTATGTATATTATTTTTTCGGACTAGACAGGAGCATGGATGTTATCGGGGTTCCTACCTTTACTCCATTGAATAATGATTTACTAGATTATGCAGCAGGGTATCAGATGAGTATTACCTTTGCACTCAATGACTGGACCGATTGTGCCGTTCCGATTTAAACAAATCGAAAGCATAAAGTAATATAGGTATGAGCTTACCTAATTGGTGGGGGGATTGGAGGGAAAACCTTACCCCTCATACTGGCGATTTACAACCTACCGATCTAATCGAATGCACTCAGATAGTAGCAGGGCAACCTGTTAATACTGCCATTACAGGACAGCAGATAATTAATGCAGCTTCAGGAGGAGGTGCAACTTGGGGAAATATCACAGGTACCTTATCTAGCCAGAGTGATCTAAATACTGCCTTGAATGGTAAGCAGGCAACACTAGTATCAGGCACTAACATTAAAACAGTTAACGGGAACTCATTGGTAGGCTCAGGTGATGTATCATTCAATCCTAAGTATCTAGGCCATTCTGCATCCACAGGATCATTGAGCGTATCGACAGCAGTAACCATATCTAAGGCCTTGAGAATACCAGCCAATACATTGACTACTGATACCTTACTTGAGATACAATGGCGTATGATACGGGTAACAGGTAACACGGGGCAGGTTCATACAAGGCTGTACATTAATACAAGCAACAGCATGACAGGTGCTACATTGATAAGTGGTATAACTACATTGAATGGTGGAGGAGTACAGCAGGCCATCAAATGTGAGAAAACAATCACCTGTAGAAATAATGGGTTTTCATGGATGAATTCAGGGGCCAGTGAATTTACAGGGGTAGGATTGAATGCATACAACCTTAACAGAACCGTAGATCAATATCTTTTATTTACCGTACAATCAGCTACCAGTGGAGAGACCTGTTTAGTTGATTTTTTCAGAGTTTTACAATATGCCTAGATACGCAAAAAACGGAGTATTCAATATCCTCTACCCTACCCGGAGAAGGATGGCCACAATATTAAAGAGGATCATTAGGCAGAATGGCCTGGTAGATACCAGAACGTTGGAGGATAGCGTGCGAATCAATGCACAAATAACAGGTTTTTCTACCCTAGAGATTGAGATTGTAGCCATGTATTACTTTATCTTTCTCAATAACGGGGCATTCCTATGGAATGGTGGGGTAATACCTCCGTATAATTTGGTCAGACAATTTACCGATGAGCTAACAAGTGCAGGAATAATCACAGAAATATACAGTCAATATACGGAATGGCTAACTAAGAATTACCCTATCCTAGAAATAGTGCCTATCTTAGAAGAGGACCAAAGTATCGTATATAACTTCTATGCCCTAGATGCACCGCCTGATTTCACGCCAGGGTTTCCGCTAGATGTTTAACTCTTTTTTCATCCCTATCATATTAAAGACAAAGATCAATTTCAACTTACCTAGCTTCTCAGCTTTGGTTAAATCACCGTTACATAGGTTATAAATCATTTGTTCCCATGACCATTTGGAGGCTTTCTTCTCAGCCTCGATATCATCGAGCTCCTCTTTTGTTAGCTTTGCTTTTTCCTCTTCAGATATCTCAGTATCATCCACATCACCAAAGAGATTTCTATAGGTTTCGTAAAAGTGTTTTCTAAATTTTATGAACTCATTAATGATGCCATAGATATAGGTAATGGGAAGGTCAAGAAATTGCTCAGCTCTATTGTTTAGGTCAAAATCATACGGCTCCATGACCTCCTCATCCCATTCATTGAGACGTACTTTCCTGTACATGATAGCGCATATCTTATCTAGGTTATCGATATAGTCGCTAGTGAATAAGTGCTCTAGGTCAATCCATTCATACAGCTCTAATTTTCCAAACGGCTTGAGCTTCATTCCTAGCACCTCCTCCTGGTATCTATTGGGTGGCTGATTGCTGTACCAATTGACCTCTTTAATTAAGGCATTGAGCTCATCAATCTCGAGTTCTTCAATGACCTCAATATTAACATCGGCTAAAATAGAAAGGGCCTCACTATTGTAGTGGTAGGCCCCTTGCGTTTTATCTATTTTACCGATTTCAATGAACTGCTCAAGCGTTACTTGACTCCAGCTCTGGGGTAGCTTCAGCATTTTTAAATTGTTGATTTACTTTATTTGCAATATACATGACGTAAGGTATAGAAATATCAGCAGTCATTTTGCAGATAAATTTAGCTTTGTGTTTGATGTGAGCCTCTGCGTAGTGTTCAGCAGGGGTAAGATCTTCCCTCTTAAACATCACGGCCATCATTTGGCTGATGTAGTTTTTAGGCTTCTCAATTGCTAGCTTCTCGATGTGCTTAGTATCCCTAACTGTGAGCTTCATCTGAGCCGTATAGGTGTACCCATCTATCTCGATAGTATCAATGGTGGGGTAGTCAATGTTTTTATCCAGGCTATTGAATGCCTTTACCATCTCGATAAAATCAGATATATCCACATCCCAAAAATCCTTTTCAGGGATACCTAGATATTCAAAGATCTTGAGGTGCTTATCCACGGCATCCAGGTCCTTATTATTATTGATCTCTGTGATCATTTCGAACTGCTCAATGGTGAGCTCTTTCATTTGGTTTGGGATCTCTTTCCCTAAAATTGTTATCATAATTTTTTTTAACAAATATACTATTTTTCTAATATAGGTAAATGGCAGAAAAAAATATCCCTACTTATAAGATTACCATTGACCCAGCCTATGCTGAAAATGGTGAGGATCTAGGAATTGAACAGATAGCATTCACGGCAAATCCTGCCATTAAGGTGAAAGGGATGGCCTTCTCAAGTGAAGCTAAGCCAATGTTTTTTTCAGATGAACTAAAGTACCGCATCACGGCCCCGGCATTAATCCCTATGGATATATATCGCTATGATGATGATGCCAAACAGGAGTACTTTGTGCAATTTACAAAAGAGGAGATTGAGAATATCCACGGCAAATTCATGAGGGATATGGTCAATAGAGACCTATTCAATCTAGAGCATGATACTGAGAAAACAGTCCCTGCCTATGTACTCGAGGCCTGGATTGTAGAGAACCCCAAAAAAGATAAAGCATACAGCTCCTTTGGTATAGAAGTACCAGAGGGTACGTTGATGGTAACGGCACAGGTAACGGATAAGGAATATTATGCAGAGCTAGTAAGTGAGGAGCAGATAGGCTTTTCCATCGAGGGGTACTTAGGAATGAAATTAAGCGAGCAAACCAATAAAACAAAAATAAATATGAACAAGTTACCCGATGGCGAGCACCTAATCGAGGGTAAAATCTACGTTGTAAAAGACGGAGAGGTTATCGAGATTAAGGAAGTCGAAAAAGTAGAAGCCTCTGAGGAGGTAGCTCTTGAGGATACTGTTGTAGAAGAGGAGACCACAGTTGAAACAACTGAGGAGGAAACTATGGCAGTAGATCCTGAGCTGGATGCTGAGGCAGTTTTAGCAATTGTTAAACCAGCTATTGAAGAGCAGGTAAATCAATTAGTAGCGATGATTGCTGATTTGCAAAACCAATTGGACCAAGCCTTGACTGATGAGGTTGAGGAGGAAGTGGAGATGGCTGAGGCTGTAGCGTTAAGCGTACAGCAGAGATTTAGTAACGTAAATAAATTTATAAACAAATAACAAAATGAGAAAGTTAAAATTCGATTTGAACATCGACCCAACTGCTTTATTAGCAGCTAACCCTGAGGCATTCTATTCTAAGGCATATTTGTCTGAGGATACTGCTGATAACTACCGTGCCCTTCCAGGTGTAAAGTACAAAACTAAATTAGCCTCTGTTACTTTTGGTAACATCCTTCAGGCTTCTAGCTGTGCCTTCACAGCTCCAACTGATGACCTAGATGCCAAAGAAATTGACGTATGCGCTCTTTCTGCAATGGCTCAGATTTGTCAATTTGATCTTGAGCAATCTTTCCTTTCTTTGCAAATGAGCAAAGGATCTAACGGAGATTTCTCTGTTGCTTCTTTCATGAGCTTTTACTGGTCTGAGATGGCTAACAAAATCAATGGAGATCTTGAGTCAATCCGTTGGCAAGGTGATACCCTTAGTGGTAACCCTACCTTAGCTCTTTGTGATGGTTACGAGAAATTATTAGCTGCTGATCCTGCCGTTATCAATGGTGGTACTGGTAACATTACTACATTCACAGGACTTGAGACAGCTCTATCTGCTGCTTTCGCTTTGTTGCCTGCTACCATCGCAACAAGAACTGCTGATCTTAGATTGTATATGCCTACTCAATTGGTTAACATCTACCGATTAGGTGTTGCTGCCGGTAACACTCAGGCTTACATTACCCAAGATTTAGCATTGACTTTCTTAGGTATCAAAATCGTAGTTTGTCCAGGGATGAGCAACAATACTTTCGTATGGACTCTTAAGGATAACCTTATCTACGCATTCGATGCTGAAGGTGATAGCTCTGATCTTCGTGCTGTTAACTTGGCTGATACTGTAGCTGAGCCTTACATCCGAACTCGTGCAAACATGAAGGTTGGTTTCAACTTCGTTAACCCAGGAGAGATCGTATTCTATTCATAATTAATAACCGAGCCCTCAGCAATGGGGGCTCTTTAATACTTTAAATCATGCCTTGTTTAGTTCTTGAAGACATAGTAAAATCATGCGACAATAACTCTGGTGGGATATATGGTATCTGGATTAACCAACAGGATGAGATCGCATCGATCACTCCTGTAGATCCTTCAGCGGGAGCTGGATGGTCAATCACAGGTATCACATTAGCTGGCGTTAACTTGTTTCAAAACTTCTACATTAGACGAAATACCTCCAACTTTACAGAGGAGAGTAATATCGATCTAGTGAATGGTAGCTCATTTGTTACCTCTACAATTAACCTAATGTTCCACCGTCGAGATGCTGCAAAATCTCGTGCCATTAAAATTCTAGGTGGTGGACAGCAGTACCTTACTGCCATCATTTTGGATGCCAATGGTATTTACTGGTACTTCCCTTACTTGCAAGTATCTGCAACAGGTGAAGGATCTGGTACATCTCGTGCGGATGGTTCTAAGTATTCCGTTACTTTGGTAGCTGAAAATGAATACCTAGCATATGAGGTGAATATGACCCCTGTACAATTGCAGGCAATCGGAGTACAATAATCAACTCCAAATATATCTAAAGGCCCTCAGCAATGGGGGCTTTTTTTTAACATTCCTTTAGGCATTCAATAATATAGGTATGATCTATCTAGAGCAGGGGGTGGTTAATCAAATCGTGCTGACCTTATCAGAGGTTACAACGGTGGCAAATCCTCATTATTTGTTTGTGTTCACCAATGAAATGAATACAACAAGTACCCCTCAATTATTTACGGCACCTGATACAAGTGCCTATCCAGAGAGATACAATTTATTTAGCCTCAATGAGCCTACAGATATCTCATTGATACAGGGCCAATTTACTTATCAGGTATACGAGAGTAATAACCCTTTTATTTTACCCTTATCGATTGCACAAACTACAGGGGTAGTTATTGAGGAGGGCAGAATGGTAGTAAGTGGACCAGCAGGCAACTCAATATACGATTAATATGGCATGGTATAACGATATTTTCAAAAGCAAATCAAAAGGCACCGAAGTAGTGGAGGGGTATCAATCATTTTCTACTCCATTCCTTCCCGTAGGCCGTGGCAATTTAACCCTACCGTATGTGAATGGTAGGTATGATACCAATAAGGAGGTACGTTTTGGTACGGATGGACTATACCCAGAGCTACTTAACCAGATGTATTACAGCTCACCTTTACATGGGGCCATTGTTGATTACAAAACAAATGCAGTAATTGGTGGAGGCTTTGCTTTGAGCACGGATAAAATGACAGCTCAGGAAAAACTAGAGCTCTATACCTTTGAGAAAAAAATCAATCTTAAGCACATTGTAAAGGCTACCACAAAACAGCTCATTCTACATAATCGGGTTTACTTTAAATTATGTTTTGATAAAAAACGGAAGCTAACTAAGATTGAAAACATCAGCCCTGAAAAAGTAAGGGTATCTAGGGATAGAAAGATGTACTATCTATGTGATGACTGGAGCACTAGGATAGATATTAGAGAGATTAAACCCTACCACATCACCTGTACCGATGAATATCAGCTCTATTGCTATGAGATAAAATCGATGGGTCAGGATTACTACCCACTACCTACCTATACAAGTGCCCTTAATTTTGCATTTTTGAGTGGTGATCTTTCATACTTTGCAAAGAGTAACATTCAAAATAGCGTTTTTCCATCCTTTGCTATGATGTTCCCCAAACGACCACAGTCAGAGGAGGAGAAGCACATGATAAAGGAAACCATCGACAGGCTCAAGGGTGCAGCCAATGCTGGAAAGGCTGTTGCATTCTTTGCCAATAGCCAGGACCAGCTCCCTAAGATAGAGGCCCTTCCAAATAACAATAATGACAAGCTATTTCTTGAGGCCTCTCAATTGAATACTGAGCAAATCTGTTTTGCTCATACCATTGACCCTATTCTCATGGGTATCCGTACGGCAGGAGCTCTGGGTAATGGTTCCGATATTAAGCAGGCATACATTATATTCGAGAAAAACGTGGTAATGGAGCTCCGCAATCAGATTACCACAATCTTTAATGAGCTTATATCTATTGCCCGTATCCCTGCTGAATTTACAATTAACAACTTCCAGATTATTAACGAGACAATCGTGGAACTGGAGGAGGATACGAGTAAGACCAATGATGCACTCAATAGCCTTAGCCCATTGGTAGCTACAAAGGTTCTTGAGACAATGACCATTAACGAGATACGAGCTCTGGCATCCTTACCGCCAATAGAGGGAGGAGATGTAACACAAGCCGTTGCCAATGCAACAGCACAACCCATTGCATAATGTTATATTTTATTACCGAGAATTACCTTAAAACAAATACTCCGATAACGGCAAACGTGGATGTAACAGATGTTACTCCATACATAGCTACGCAATCGGCATTAAGGATACAGCCTATCCTGGGAACTGTATTTTATAACCATCTTTTGGCAGCCTACAACGCACAAACCTTAACAAATGACGAGATTGATTTGGTAGAATTTATCCAGCCCGTCATTGCATGGAGATCAGCAGAGGATGCTGTTTTCGGTTTGACCTACCAATTAAAAAATAAAGGCCTACAAACTCAGAACGGTGATTACTCAGCTAGTGTATCCCGTAGTGAGGTAGCCTTCGGCATGGAGCACTATGCACAGAAAGCTAGTTTTTTTGAGCAGAGATTGATTAGATGGCTCCTGGCTAACAAGGCACTATTCCCGATCTTTACATCTGCTGCCAATACTGATACAGACCTTAGGCCAATGTTCAATCATTGCTCATGCATCAACGAATGGACCACAACCTGCACCGGGTTATGTGGTAACTTCCGAGAGAATGGCTACAATAACAGCATCTTAATTCTGTGAGGGCACAGCTCAGCATATTACTCACAACAATCCAGGCAAAGTGGCCTGCATTAATAGCAACAATCATGGCTTTTTTTATGCCTATTTACGGGCTTTTATTCTTAATAGGCTTTGCCATTGTCCTGGATACCATTACAGGTATCTGGAAGGCCAAAAAAACAAAGGTACCCATCACTAGCAGGGCCCTTAGTGGTATTATTTCTAAGATGTTCCTTTATGAAATTACCGTTATTTTGTTTTATTTAATAGATTATTTCATCCTTAATGATATTGTTATAAAGTTTTTTACTGTACCTTTAATGCTGACCAAAGTAATGGCATTGATATTGGCATCCATTGAGGTGATCAGTATAAATGAGAATTATAAGGCCGTGCAAGGCATTGATTTATGGCAAAGTGCAAAGAGGCTGATGTCAAGAGCTAAAGAGATAAAACAAAATACAGACGAAATATGTACACCAGGGAACAAATCGAGCGAGCTGTAAAAGAGAAAGGATATAAATGGTTTGAGGATACCGCAAATAAGGGGTATGATGTCAATATAGTAGGCATCCGCAACAATGCCCCATCAATTGCTGATAAGGTTACCAATGTTTTTGATGATCATATCACCATAACCTATAAAGATAGCCTAGGTAACTTGAATTTCTTTTGTTGGAATGCCACAACAGATCCAGGCAAAAAGGGAGTACAGCAGTTTCATAATGCAAAAGGGGTAGCTAGATTGGTTCCTGGTCAATACAGAGCAACGTGGAAAATAGATAAACATCAGGGCAAATATGATGCACTATGCCAGAGGCTCGGAGAGGTTACTGTTTGGAGGGATGGCAACAAAGATTTAAATTTTGATGAGGTAAGAAAAGATACCGGTATCTTTGGCATAAACATCCACAAAGCAGGAACAGATAGCACATGGGTAGAGAACTGGAGCGAAGGGTGCCAGGTGTTCAAGAGAGTAAAAGATTTCGAAACGTTTATGTTTATATGCAAGAAGGCCGCTAAGATTCACGGCAATTGCTTCAGTTATACTTTACTCGAGATATGAGATACCTAATACCTTTAATATTATTGATATCCTGCTCAGCTCCTAAACGGGCCCAGTATCATTACAAGAGAGCCCTAGCTAATGGCCTTAAAATTGAGCAAACTAGTGATACTATTCAAGTGCTAAAGGTGGACAGCTTCCCTGTTATTGTTAATGATACCATCGTATGGGAGAAAATTATCGCATATCGCGATACGGTAATAAATTTCAAAACTGTTGATATACCTAAAACAAAATGGCAGACCCGTATCGAGTATCGTGAACGGGTAAAGACCTTGAAAATCAAAGGAGATACAGAAGTAAAGGTAATAAGAGAGCAGGCAAAAGCAGCAGCAGTTAAAGAGGTAAAGTACCGCACCAGATGGTGGCCATTTGTTGTCGGTTTAATTATAGGTTTAATAATACCGTACCTATTGCAGGGAGGCCTACTAGATAGGCTGGCCCTATGGAGAAAATTATGATAAGAAAAAGATTGTTTTACGACATTGAGACATCATTCAATGTTGGGGTGTTTTGGAGAACAGGGTACAACATTAATATAAACCCTCAGGATATAATCCATGAGAGGGCAATCATTTGCATTTGTTATAAGTGGGAAGGTGAGGAGGAGATCCACAGCTTAACATGGTCAAAGAACCAAAGCGATAAGGCCATGCTCAAAGAATTTACCAAATTATTGGCTCAAGCGGATGAGATTGTGGCTCATAATGGGGATAGATTTGATCTTAAATGGATACGCACAAGAGCTTTAATTCACGGCATTGATGTTATGCCTCATCCTAAGACCATTGATACCCTTAAACTGGCTAAAAAATACTTTAATTTCAATAGCAATAAACTTGACTACATTGCTAAATTCCTAAACGTAGGTGCAAAGATGGAAACTGGAGGCTTAGATTTGTGGAAAGATATCGTATTTCGCAAAGATCAGCAGGCCCTGGATAAGATGGTGGCCTATTGCAAGATGGATGTGGAGGTATTAGAGAAGGTATATAATAAAATACAGGCATATACATTACCTCAGCACAATTATGCAGTACAGCATGGAGGGGATAAGTACGAATGTGTAGAATGTGGAGGCACTAACTACCAATATAATAAGAAGGTAGTAACCAGAGCAGGTACTGTCCATCATTGGGTAAAATGTAAGGACTGCAACAGCTACAATAAGCTCAGCCAATTGATTTTTGGCAAATATCAAGAATATATATATAGAAAGAAAAAAAATATTTTCTAGCTAATTCCTTTATTTTACAAGGGTTTCCGTACATTTTAATATTAAAATTATGTTAAAAATGTTAAAAAGTCGGTATAAATATTTGCATATATGAAAATAAGCAGTAATTTTACAGAGTCAATAAGGCACAAAACCCATAAAAAAAATGATTATGAAAATTTCAGAAATTACAATTAAGAGAACTTCAAGCTACGGCCATTACCGAGTAACTGGAGTAGTAGAAGGTACAGAGGTATCATGCATCACTACCAATAGCGAGGCATTTGATTACCTGAATGATTATGATGATGCGGATAAACAAGCTGCAGCTCAAGCTCATTGCGAGATGATTCTAGAATTAACCTACGAAAACTTATAATTATGAAAGATCCCTATGTAAACAGCTTAGTTAGCTTTATCGTGTTAGTAGGCATGACAGCCGTAATGTATTACTCTTTAATCTATTCAATATGTGGATCAATATAACAGATGGAATTGAAAAAAATCAATATGAAGCTGAATTCGAGATCTTTAATTATTGTGGAGATTTTAAATTCAGAATGTTCAGAGATGAAACTTTTGATATATATGATGTGCAGGCATACACATCAGAAGGTGATGATCATATCATGAGCTCTACGCAATTAGATGGCCTTAATTATTGGCTCCAGGAGCTCATCAATGAGAAAGGTATCTGCTATGACAATGGATATAGCTATCATGAATGGGATGAACACGCAATCAACGGCCTATGAATCTATATGAGATGGCCAGATGGTGGCGGAAGCAGAGCCTACCCCATGACAGGGGTGGCTCTTTTAATGTAGAATTATATTTAGAAATATTAAAAATTAAATACCAATGTTTAGATTACTGTACTACGCAGGAGGAAGCCTCAGAGAGAGTTACGACTTCCCCACAGAAGCCCTCGCCAACTGGAAAGCAAGAGAGCTCTATAGATTAGGCACTCATAGATTAGGACATTTTATAATTGAGAAGGTATGACATCGTATAAATTAAAGAGATGTTATCTAATTATTCAGCTAATGAATGATTTAAAATATCATAAGATAAAAGATATCCAGGCATATATTAATAGATCAATGGACAGTAACTATTGCAAGAGTCAAATTGAGAAGGATCTAAACTGGATTAAATGGAACCTGGATGTGGATGAATATGAAGCAGGAAAGGATGGCCGTAGGCTATATGAGAAGGTGGATTTTTTTGAACGTTTAAAAAACTTTTTACAATGAATTATATCGAATACTACAGAATGTGGCTACCAGATATCGTGGAGCCTGAAGGTGGCACCTGGTGTTACATGGGGATGGATGAGGATGGATATATGTATCAGTTAAACTTTAATTATAAAGATAAGGATGATCTAGATACCTATGATACATACATTGAATGGGGCTATAAGATCGAGAAGCTATGAACCAACACAAAATATACAGGGTGCTTAGGCTCATACAGATGCTACAGGCAAAGCCCAGGCCAGTGAGAAGCATGGCCAGGTACTTAGGAACTAGTGAACGCACAGTATATAGATACATTCAGCTTTTTATACACCTAAATATGCAAGTAAAAAAGGACCAATTTAATAAATACTTTATAGAACAAAAATGAACGAAGAGAGATTTAAACTAGCAACAGACCTTAACCAGGATATAATTGATATCATTGAGGAGTATCAATTGAATGTACCTAAACGCACCCCAGAGATAGCCTTTAAACGTTTTTTCCTGTACAACTTCCTGCACAAACGCAGGCACCTATCCACCACAATGATTGGCAGGATGTTTGGCAAAAACCATGCTAGTGTAATTCACGGCATACGGGAGCATGAATACTGGTGGAAGAAAAAAGACCCTTATTACCTCAGGGCTGTCTATCCATTGCCTGAGCTTATTAGCCACAGCAGAGAGGATGTTAATAGCTATGATGTGAAGGTCATGCACCTGGATGATCAGGAGGTAAGGCTCACCATTACCGGTGTTTTTTCTCCAAAGATGTTAACATCTATTGAACAAGTCATGCAACGTGAAGAAATTGGCCGTATATTTACCCCATCATAATTATAATGTGGGTTATAATTGAAGGGAGTCCAGGCTCCCTTTTTTTGTCATGACAGCATGACGATGTGCCAATTCTCTTTATATACCCCTCTTAAGATATGAGTAACTTTTTTTTTGAAACTTTTGCAAATTTATCGTCATATCGTCATGGAATCGCTGAAACGTAAGCCTGTATTGAGTTTTAGCCATGACGATAAAAAAAATTTATCGACATTTGTCGGCAGTATTATGTCATTAATTATATTTGTACCCTATGTATAACCCCACAATTTCAGTTTTCCGAAGCCTATTCAATAGTAAGGAAACACCATTCAAGCTCACAGCTCTAGAAGTATTCAACAGGATAAAGCAGGGCAATCCTGATATAATTGCCAAAATTAAACGGGTAAGGTCTGGAGATCCTGAGAGTAAGAATCAACTCATGGCCATTATGTTTAACGGCACCTTTAATGAACGTAAAGATGATGGCCTTGTAAACCATTCAGGGCTTTGTATTTTAGATTTTGATAAGTACCCTAATGAGAAGGTACAGCAGGAGGAACGTAAACGGCTCATGGAATGCCCGTATGTATATATGCTTTTTACCTCCCCATCTGGTAATGGGCTAAAGGTAGTGATAAGGATACCAGAAAGTGATAAATTTGAACACAAAAGAAGGTTCAAAGCATTTGAAACGTACATACAAAGTGATTATTTTGATACGGCCAATAGTAACGTGAGCCGTGTATGTTTTGAATCGTATGATCCAGAGGCATACCTTAATGAATTCTGCGAAGTATTTACAGGCATCTCTGAGGATGTGGGGTATCATGTATCCGAGAAGCTTCCAGTATTGGCCATTACTAATGAGGATAGAATTATTGACCTCATCATGCGGTTTGATCATGGTATATTTGAGCAGGGCAGAAATAACTGGATATATAAGGTAGCCTGTTGCATGGCTGAGTATGGAGTGGATGAGTATGCAGCGAAAGAATACCTGCAACAATACCAGCAGGATGGCTTTACATTGCATGAGATCCTGGTAACCATCGGAAGTGCATACCGAAAAGCCTCGTTTGGGACCAGGTATTTTGAGGATAATAGCACGGTAAAGAAAGTAAAGATTAAGCTGCAGGATGGCATATCTGAGGATGAAATCCAGAAGCAGTTAGGAGTGAATGGTGGTATCATTGAATCAGTTAAGAAGGAGGTGCAGAATGTGGATGATGTTTTTTGGCAGAATGATGGAAAGAAAGTAACTATTTTACCACATGATTACGCAAAATTTCTGCACAAGCATGGCTTTGCTAAATACTATCCTGAGAGAAGCAATAAGCCTACCTATGTTTACATTCAAGAAAACAAGGTACAGGAGAGCTCCGTGGAGCTGATAAAGGATTTTGTTCTAAAATACCTGTTATCTAAGGATGAACTTGATGTATATAACCATTGTGCAAAGAGTGCTCAGCTCTTCACCGAGAGCCATCTCAATATGCTTGAGAGTATTAACATGAAAATACTCCAGGATACCAGGAATGCATCATACATCCCATTCCTTAATGGAGTGGTAAGGGTAACAAAGGACCAGATAGATCTACTGAGTTATATTGATATTGATGGATATATCTGGCATGAGCAAATCATTAAGAGAAACTTTACCCGATTAGATACTCATGCAAATAATTTTCAGGATTTTGTACATAAGGTATCTAATCAGGACCAGGATAGGATTAAAGCAATGGAGTCAACCCTGGGCTATTTAATACATACATTCAAAGATAAGACAGATCAAAAGGCCATCATATTTAATGATCAGGAGATTGATGACAATCCCAACGGAGGGAGTGGTAAATCATTGATGTTAACGGCCATTGGTAACATCCGTAAAATTATAAAGATTGATGGTAAGGCCTACAACCCTTCTAAGAATGATTTTGTATACCAAAGAGTGAACCTAGATACCCAGGTATTAGCATTCGATGATGTGAGAAAGCATTTTGATTTTGAGCAGTTATTCTCATTGATAACGGAGGGCATCCCTGTAAACAGGAAAAATAAGGATGAAATATACATCCCATTCGAGAGAAGCCCTAAAATAGTGATCACTACAAACTACGTTATTTCAGGAGCTGGCACCTCACATGACAGGAGAAGGCACGAGATTGAGTTTTTTCAGTACTTTAATTCACAACGCAATCCACAGGATGAGTATGGTAGGCTACTATTCGATGAGTGGACAGCCTCAGAGTGGACAGCATTCGACAATTATATGCTTAACAATCTACAGATGTACCTACAGAATGGCCTACTCAAGAGCAAATCAATCAATGCAGATGCTAAGCGATTTATACAGTCAACTTGTAAGGAGTTTTATGATTTCGTTATGGATGGTAACATCGGTCTAGGCACTAGGCATTATAATAAGAGCTCAATTGAGAGCTTCCAGGAGGATACGAATGGATTTAAGGATTTAGATTCTAGAAAGTATCTCAAATGGGTAGCTGCATGGGCCACATATAAAGGTTATAAATTCATAAAAAATAGAGATCAACATGGTAGATTTTTTGAAATTAGCATTGCTGATTAGTATATTGGCAGGCTGCAAATCAGCGCAAAAATGTGATGCGTACAGCATCAATGATTATGATTATATTCAGGTATTAGGATATACTGATACAATACCTACCCTAGGAGCACAACAATTGCATTTACCTCCAGGGCAAAAATACAAGGTAAAATGCTGGAAAAATGATGCTGTAACTATTGTAACATTAAAACCATGAAAAAAGAACACAAAAACAAGCTTCATGAGCTGAAGGTAGAGAGGTATTCAATAACGCATCCTAGCATACCTCCTAATTACATTGCTAAAACTGAGTACAAACCTGCAACAGCTAACGGCCTAACCAAAGCAATATGCGACTGGATTAACCTGCATGGATACCAGGCAGAACGTATCAATACAATGGGTACGGCTAGAGAGAAAAAAACAACGGGAGGCAAAGTGATAGGAGTAACCTGGACCAGAGGAACCAGTACTGCAGGCTCTGCCGATATATCTGCTACCATTAAGGGCAGAAGTGTTAAGATTGAGGTAAAGATAGGTAAGGATAGGCAATCAGATGCTCAAAAGAGATACCAGGAAATGATAGAAAGAGCAGGAGGTACTTACTATATTGCGAGGGATTTTGATAGCTTTGTGGAATGGTATAATCAATTTATTGAAGCAATATGAAAGGATGCATTTATCCAATTTTGGGTATTATATTTTGGTATGTTGTAATACATTTTATAATAAAATATTGGTAATTTGTGCAAGTGAATTAAATTATTTGTATATTTGTTAAAATTTTAACCCTCATAATATGACAACAAGAGCAAAAAAAGAGGAGGTAGTACCTCAGGCCCAGAGCCTCAACATCTACCAGAAGCTACATCTAGCTAAGCAATCAATGGGTAAGGTCATTAAGAATGCTACTAACCCACATTTGAAGCGTAACTATGCCGACATCAACAGCATCATTGATACGGTAGAGCCTATTTTGTTAGATCATGGCCTGTTATTGATACAGCCAATCATTGATGATAAGGTATGCACCTGTATTGTGGATGTTGAGACAGGTGATAAGGTAGATTGTTACCTTACTTTACCTCCCATCACAGATGCACAGAAGCTAGGCGGTGCCGTTACTTACTTCCGTAGATATACCCTTGTATCTTTGCTATCCTTACAAGCCATTGATGATGATGGCCATGAGGCTTCAAGAGCTCCTAAGGCAAAGCCATCCCTGGATGCGGAAAAGTTCAACAAGGCACTGAAGGCAATTGCAGACGGCAGATATTCAGTAGATGAGCTGAAGGCTACTTATAACCTAACTAAAGAGCAGGAGGGGCAGCTATGAAGTTCAGAGCATCACAACTAGGTAAGTTAATGACATCCTCCAGAAGTAAGGGGGATGTCTTATCACAAACAGCTAAGAGCTATATCATTCAGAAAGCTAAAGAAGATTTCTATGGATATAAGAATGAGCTGACAAATAAGTATGTATTGAAGGGAATAGAACAGGAGCAGGATTCTATTGATCTATTGAATCTGGTAAGAGTAGAGAATTGGGTGAAGAATGATAAGAGAGTAGAGAATGAATGGATATCCGGATGCTGTGATATCATTACTGAATTCTCTATTATTGATATCAAGAGCTCATGGTCATTAGATACCTTTCCTGCTACTAGCTATGAGCTGAAGGATCTAAATGATTATGAATGGCAAGGTAGAGCCTATATGTGGTTATATGATATGCCTACATTTGAGCTATGCTATGTCATGGTATCAACACATCCTGAGCTATTGAGCCAATATGATCCTTATGATATACATGAAGTAGATCACATTGATCCTGCTAAGAGAATTACATCCATCACCTTTGAGAGAGATAAGGAGATGGAGATACAGATGGCTGAGAGATTGATTGAGGCCACAGCATTTTATAAAGAAGTAATAACCCAATTAAGTAATAAATGATATGAAAAATGTAGATTTTATAATGGAAAAATTGAATTCTAAAAAATTCAAAAAAAATAGATCTTATTCATCTAGAGAGATATCTAGTATTATTGGTACTACTAGTACTACAATTGTGCAAACAGGAGCATTAAAGGATGCGTTATCTATTCATCCTGAATGGCACAATGAATATGGTAGAGTATGGAAGTATGTAGGGCCTAAAAAAATTGATCTATTCAATGAGCCTAAAAACAAAACACAGGTACAAACCAAACCTAAAAGGAGAGAGATATCTCTATTCTGGGGATTAATATCTATCAAATGACACGAGAAGAATTTTATCATGAGGCCTGCTTGAGAGCAATGGAGGGCCTACTGGCTGCATCTGGTCATTACCGGGATGAATTAATAAAAAATCCTTGTGAGTATGTTGCTAATTCTGCAAGACAATATGCTACAGAATTAACTGAACAGGTATTTTATCCTGGTGAAGATTATCCGAGATACAAAGCACCATATGATGGTGGGCCTGATGTGAGCCCAGAAAACTATTTTGCTGATCCTGATAATTTTGATTTACCATGAATATAACACATGACAACGGTACCATACAGCAGGAGGATACTATCCTCCTAGCTGTCATGGCTAAGTACTATGAGAGGAGTAAAAGAGGCCAGGCAAAGTACGGTACCAATCTGGATAGAACCGATATAGATCTATTAGGATGGCTTGACCATCTCCAGGAGGAGCTTATGGATGCAACGTTATATATTCAAAAGTTAAAAAAAGAGCTATGAAACAGACAGCAGTAGAATGGTTGATTGAACAATGGCCAATATTAGAATCACAGATACCGGAAAGAATTTTAGAACAAGCCAAAGAGATGGAGAAAGAGCAGATAATTGAAGCTTATTTAAAAAATCATTTGCAAGGATGTTGGATGAAAAATACACCTGAAGAATATGCAGAACAATACTATAACGAAACCTATGAAAGCAAAACTAACATTTAACCTGCCAGAGGATCAGCACGAATGGGATAATGCAGTCAATGCCAATGCCATGCGCTTAGCGCTGTGGGATATATCTCAGGAGCTCAGAAGTATGTGGAAGTATCAATCGTATAAAACTGAGGAGGAGTATGCCATAGTTGAGACCATTCGAGATAAGTTTCATGAGATACTGCAAGAGCACAATATAAACCTGGACAAATGATACTAGGAATAATAATACTACTAGCACCTGGAGTAATTTGGGGCTGGTTATGGACAATAAGTTTAATAATTAATATCATAAAAGATGAGTGAATTTAAAGGAGAGGTGGTATTCATTACCCCAACAACGTCAGTTTCTGACAAATTTAAGAAGAGAGAAGTAACATTGAAGAGTGATGGGGACTATCCTCAGTACGTTACGTTTCAATTAACCCAGGACAAATGCGATCTAGCGAATAACCTAAATCCTGGGGATGTGGTTAATGTGAAGTATAACCTTCGAGGGCGCAAATGGGAGGCACAGGATGGTACAATTAAGTACTTCAATACGATTGAGGCCTGGACAATGAGCCTGAGTTCATTCCAGGATAAGGGGGCAGTAGAGTATCTAACTAAAAAAATGGACCTTGAGAGCAATGACGATCTACCTTTCTAATCAGCAAACCCTATCTGACTGGATACGGAAAGAAATTAACAGCCGTTTGTGCAAAAGATACAAATTAACCCATTTAGCGGAGGATATGGGGGTAAATTACGCTAAGCTGTACAGGTTCATGCGTGGGAAAAATACTACCTCAGAGATCTATGATAGGTTTTTTGTATTATATTTGAAGCAATGGAACTAATCGCCTACATCTCTATAGCCTGGTGGCTCGTGTATTTCGAGCCATTGCAGGCAACTTTGACTAGTGTATATATGTCTCTTCATAGCAAGCCATGGGTCATGTACTTATTCAATGCATTGAGCTGTATTAAGTGCATGGCCTTTTGGGTAACGTTGCTTTGTAGCTTTGATTTTATCCTGGCCTGTGAGGCAGCACTAGGTGCCTATATACTTGAGTTATGTTTGAACAAGCTGAGCTAGATCTCATTGAGAAAATTGACCAATTGCCTGAGGCCCTCAGGTATTCAAAACAGTCATGTGTTCAGTTATATAAGATTAGGACAAAATACGATGGTCCACAGCCTAGGGAGTGTTTTTGCGCTTCCGTAAGGCGGAAGGTATGGTATAAAGATTTTCAAATCTGGTATGAAAAAGCTCTTAGATCAATACATATCTGAGAACTACCAGGAGGTGAGAGCTTATACCCTGTACTTTTTACAGCGTACTAAGTCCACAATGGAGGCTGATACCGTAATAAACAATAGTTACCTTCATGTGTTAGGTATCCAGGAGAGCCAGAAGGATATTGATATAGTCAAGAGCTACCTTTTAAATACCATTAAATACCAAATACTCTGGACCACATCTAAAAGCCATCGAGATGATGCCATCACGGCAATTGATGGGCCACATAATGAGGTGGAGGATGAGCAGGATCTGAAGGATAAAGTGCGGGAGGATATTCAGTACAGCCATCAGAAGGCAATCATTGAAATATACAGGGCACAGATAGAGGATAACGTGCATCGAATTGTATTTGAGGCATATATTGATAAAGGATACACCACAGCCAGGGCAATGGCTAAGTATTTCGGGATTACCGTTACCTCAGCGCACTATCTTATTAAAGAAATTAAACAAAATTTAAACTCATTACAATATAGGTATGAGACCATCGCAACTATTTAGCATCCTGGCAATGTTCACGGCATTCTCGGTAGGGCTATCTCTAATCTGGGAAAGCTATACATGGGCTAGTAAAGGGGCTGGAGTATGGATCTTATTATATTACATTTGGCTAATAACATCAGAATATGAAGATAAAGAATGAACATCTAGGTAGTTACGTTACTATCTACAATACTAAAGGGTTTGAGACCTCATTTTATGTAACCGAGGATATGGCTCAGCACCATGAGTATTATGCATCTGTTGGCTTAGGCTATCTTTTTGAGGTAGAGGATACCAAAGCTAAGAAATACAAAGGAGTGGAGGATGCCAAAACCGAAGGCTAACGAAACAGAGGAGCAGTATATCGCTCGCTGTATGAGTGATGCTGAAACGTTAGATAAATACCCTGATGAAGATCAGAGGTATGCAGTATGTATTTCTATCTATGAGGGGCCTGTTGGAGCATATCGAAGGGCTTTCCAGGAAAGTTATACCGATTACCCCAAAGCTGCAACAGAGAATGCCAAAACAGCACTAAGATGGGCTGAAGAGAATGGCTGGGGATCGTGCGGTACTGCTGTGGGTAAAGCTCGTGCTAATCAGTTAGCCAAAGGTGAACCCATAACGGAGGAAACCATCTCCAGGATGGCAGGCTTTGAACGGCACAGGCAGAACTCCCAGCGTGAGCTAGGTGATGGATGCGGGAGGCTCATGTGGTTAGCCTGGGGAGGTGATGAAGGTATCGAATGGGCCTCGAGAAAATTAAAACAAATACGAGATGGCAAAGCAAACTAATATAAAAGTCCACGTTGCTAAGCCTAAGGTGAAGAGACCAGGGGTGCATTCAAAGTGCAAATCATCTAAATTGAAGGGATCTAAGAACTATTTAAAAATATATAAAGGGCAAGGCAATGGGTAAGCATAAATACATAGAAACTCCTGAAGCTATGTGGGATCTATTCGAGGCTTATAAACGTTGGTGCAAAGAAAATCCTAGGTACTCTTATTCCCTATCTACTAAGACAGGAGAGGCTACTGCTGTGCCATTAGAGAGGCCTTTAACTCAAGTGGGTTTCAGGACCTTTTCCGCTGAGAAGGGATGTACTGTGAATGATTATTTTGCCAATACTGAGAATAGATATTCCGCATATACTACAATCTGTTCACGCATAGAGGAGGCAATACGAATGGACCAGATTGAGGGAGGCATGACAGGGCAGTACAATGCATCCATTACTCAGCGACTAAACAACCTTACCGAGAGAGTGGATACCACAACCAAAGGAGAAAAGATAGATAGCATCAAGGTAACCATTGTGAGGCCAGATGCAGATTGATTTGATGTGCTCAATGGTGGAGGCATACATCTATAAAATGAAAGGGGTACAGGTAAGGATAGATAGGAGGGCTGTGGCATATGATGGCAGGCAGATGGCCATGCTAATGAATGCCTACCAAATAGCAGTTAATGGAGATAAAGAGCACAGTAATATTTGAAAAGAACTATGAGGCTCTGACCGGGCCACATAGGTTTATAATCAATGAGGGGGGCTCCCGTTCATCTAAGACCTACAGCCTCTGCCAGCTCATGGTGATCTATTGCCTGCAGAATAGTGGGAAGGTGGTTAGTATTATTCGTAAGACCTTCCCTGCATTGAGGGCTACAGTACTAAGGGATTTCATAGAGATCCTAAAAGAGATGGGTATCTATAGCCTAGATAGCCATAACAAGAGTGAGCATATATATACTTTCTCTAATGGGAGTATCGTGGAATTTTTTAGCGTAGATGATGAGCAGAAAATCAGGGGGCGTAAAAGGGATATTGCCTGGTGCAATGAAGCTAATGAGCTGTACTTTGATGATTTCACTCAGCTGAACATGAGAACTGAATTTAAGCTAATCTTTGACTACAATCCCTCAGATAGCTCCTCATGGTTATATGAGCTCCCAAAGGAGGAGAGCATCCTAATCAAATCAACGTACAGAGATAACCCATTTCTACCTAATAGCATCAGGGCACAGATTGAGGATTTAAAGCGAACCGATGAGGCACTATATCAGATCTATGCACTAGGAGAGAAGGCAATCAGCAAAAGTAACATATACAGTAACTGGACTTTCCTATCTCATCGGCCTGCTAGGTTTGTGAACTATGTGTATGGGCTTGACTTTGGATACAACCACCCCACGGCATTGATGAGGGTCTATTGGTGCGACAATGATATATACATCGAGCCTGTTATATATGAGAGCTACCTCACCACGACCATGCTAATCGAGAAGCTCCAGGCTATGGGGATTGAGCAAACGGTTACAATCATGGCTGACTACTCGCGTCCAGAGATCATACAAGAAATGAACATTGCAGGGTTTGATGTTCAGAACGCAAACAAGGTGGTAAAGAAAGGCATTGATAATGTTAAGACCTTTGGAGTATTTTGCCAGGATCATAAAGACCTGAAGAGGGAGTATGAGAACTACAAGTGGAAGAAAATCGGTGATTTCATAACGGATGAACCTGTCAAGCTATTCGATGATGCAATGGATGCCGTGAGGTATGCAACTACCCACATACGGCAGGAGTACTATACGGATGACAGTTACTTTGCATTTTAAAAACATTTTCCAGGCATAGCATAATATAGGCATGGCAATACTACTAATCGCTAAGGCAGATCCATTGATGCCGGCTTATAACCCTATTAAGTTTATCTACGCATCCACTAACTCAGGGAACCCTGGATTTAAATTTGTATTCGATATATATGAGAGTGGCACAGCTAATAAGATAGCAGAGTACAGGGTACTGCCTCAATACGTTAGTGGGTATGGTGAGATTGACCTGAGTAAGTTACTCCAGGCTAAGGTAAGTTATGATCTTGAGCTAACGAATACAACAGTATATGATGCAACGAATAGCCATTACAAGTATGATGTAGCCGTAGGGGAGGAGTACCTTACAATCGTGCAGTACTTCTCCAACCTTACCAACAATGGAGGTAACGTACAGATAAATGTAGCCAATAGCTTTGTCGTAGGTGATCAAATCAATATAGCTCAAGTAGGTGGAGGTGGTGCCAACCCTAACCTAGAAGGATTGCAAACAGTTATCGGAGTGGGCCCTGGTTACCTGGTAGTTAATAGCCCCTGGTCATTGGTAACTAATGCAACTATTAATGGAGATATAACCTATGCCGATGGTAGGCGAACCATTAACCGAGCCTTGAGACAGGATAAGAATAACTATGTATTCAATGGTGCCATCCGATGGGTAGAATGGCCTGCCTATGATTACCAGGATTACCTATTGAATAACGTAACCGATAAGCTACTAACTACATTGCCAACGGATGGGTACCATGCTACCCTAGCGCAGGACCTGTGGATGGATGCCGTGAACAACTCCCCTGCTGGTAGCCATCGAATGGTATTTGAGAATAACCTAGGTGATATCTTGGATAAGGATGTGGCGGCTAGTGATCACGTTGTAGGCATCTCTGTTGGTCCTAACAACCATGGGGCTACCAACGTAGTGGCAGGCTCAGCTCCATTGATTAAGCCAGGCACTGAGTGGTATGATTTCTACTATGAGCATCTAGGAGCTCAGACCTCCCAAAAGTATAGGATCTATCTAGATAGGAGGGTCAGAGATATTGAGTACCACATCCTATTCCTAGACCGTATGGGCTCATGGGGTAGCTTTGCATTCACGGGTAGATACTATGAGAAAGGTAACGTAACACGGGAGCAATTTAACAGGGATGTAGAAGGATATATATCTAGTCAATACTGGACCTACAATACCCAAGATAAGGGCTATGTGAATAGCTATATAAGTACTGATACTACCATTGATCTAAATACTAACTGGATGACTGAAGAGATGGCTCAGTATTTCTCTGAGCTAATCAGCTCACCTGAGACCTACATCAAAAAGGCAATCTATGATGATGAGGATTGTGAGCAACCCCAGAGCACGGAGTACATTAGCTGTAATATCCTTACCTCATCCTATGAGCTATTCAAGAAACGCAATAAGAATTTAATACGCCAGAGCATTACAATTAAGTATGCCAATAATGACCTAGTCAATGGTTAAGATACAACTAGCAACAGGGAACCTGGATGTAAAGGAGGGCACAGCTTTTCCTTTGAACTTTCAGGTAGGTGATATCAGGGATATCTCACAGCGAAAGGGTAATTTTTCGAAAACCATTACTTTGGTAGGGAGCAAGAATAACAATGATCTCCTGAACCATTACTATGATGTAAACATTGAGGCAGGCACCTTCAATATCAATACCCTTACAACCTGCTCAGTTATCCAGGATGGCATCCCTATTATGGAGGATGCTGTGCTACAACTTACCTCAGTAAAAAAGGTACAGCTCACGGATGGCTATGAGGAGCACGTTGAGTATGAGGTATTAGTAAGGGATAGTAAAGGCGATTTCTTTACGGCCATTAACAACCTTGAGCTAACAGATATCGACTTTACAGATCTGAACCATACATTCGATGCCAACAATATCCAGATGCGATTTGGCAATACGGTTACGGATGGTTTCAAGTATTTTCTGCCAATGTCAGGAGATGCTAACTATATGATCAATGAATTTAAGCCTGCCATATTTGCTAAGGTTTACATGGATCGCATCTTTGCCGATGCAGGGTATCAGTACAATTGGCCCACATTAAGTGCCACGAAATTTGATAAGTTAGTTATCCCGTATAATGGTGGAAGCGATAACTTTGATTTTGCTGATTATGTAGTAAGGGCTGAGAAAACTACACCAAGTACAGTTACCTCAGCTCTATCAATACAGCCATCCACGGCAGTATATACATTCACAGGTTTAACTGAGCTGGAGGATCCACAAAACTTATTCAATCCATTGACTGGCGTATATACTACACCATTCAATATTAACTCAGCCAATAGCCAATACTATGAGATAAAGATCCTGATTAATTTCTCCTTAGATGTTAACTTCCCAGCTGGTAACAGCTCAGTAGGAACCCCTCAGTTTTATCTTAACTTTTTCAATGCACCTTATAATGTAAACGTATCCTCTCCATTATACAATGGATTAACAGGGGCACTAGGCCCAGGCACTTATAATGTGGCAGTAGATACTTTACTGGTTAGCATACAGGCAACAGATGCAACGCTATTGCCTCAGCTTACTGCATTAACAACAAACGTACAGGCATTCTATTTTACAGGTGGTGGTTTTTATATTATACCTTACAACTTAGATTTAACAATCAATTCAGCAGATATAACCATTACCCCTAGCAGTAACATTGTAGCTGTTGGTGGAACCCTGGATGTTAATGATTATGTACCTAAGAAAATAAAGCAATCCGATTACGTTAAGGCTATATTTAATATGTTCAACCTTTACGCTGAGGTGGACAAGAGCCAGCCTAATATGCTAAACCTAGTGCATAGAGATGACTACTATGATGCAGGTAAGCAGGTGGATTGGACCTACAAACTAGCCAAAGACCAAGAGCAAAGCCTGTCATTCCTTCCAGAACTTACAAGCAAAAAGGTAATACTAACCTATGCACCTGATAAGGATGATCCGAATGTAATGTACACCAATGCAACTAATCAAATCTATGGACAGGCTGAGGTGATTTTTGACAATGAGTATGTTAAGGATGTAACTACTAAGGCCGTATTATTCAGCCCTACCCCTGTGATAGATACTACCTTCGGAGCGTATGTACCTCAGATCATGGGATCACAGCCTGATACTAACATCCGTATCCTTTACGACTCAACTGCTGAGGTAGGCCTCACCAATTGTGCTGCATTCAATATCTATGATTACGGGAATGTGGGAGCTACCAACCTAACGAGCTACCCGTATGTAGGTCATTTCAATGATCCATTAAGCCCATCATGGGACCTTAATTTTGCCATATGTTCATTTTATTATTACCAGCCTTTGACCTTAACAGATAACAATCTGTATAACAAATACTGGAGAAGGACAATGGGCCAGATCAATAACGGAAAAATGTTAACGGCTTATTTCGATTTGAAGGAGCCAGATATCCAGAGCCTAGAGCTGAATGATAAGATAAGGATAGATAACTCATGGTGGAATATCAATAAGGTAATTGATTACGATGCGAATGCTAACAAGCTTACCCAGGTCGAGCTCATTAGTGTAGATAGTGAGATTGATCTCATGAGCGTATTACCTGGAAGCACAGCAATCCCTGGACAAGCTCCGCCAATTGGTAACGGTAATAATGGGGCAATAGCTCATGTAGCTAGTAATACTATCTTTAACCATAGAAGCTCGAATGCAAATGTAATACCTGGCAATTCTAATGGAGTAATAACGGGGAAGGGTAACGTAGTTAATGAGGGCCTCAAGACCGTAGTGGTAACGGATAACAAGCTAATATCTGAGGATGGTATCTATACCGATAACCTAGTAGTTTACAACAGGTACAATGGCCTACCAGTATTGCCAGCGTGCTATGCATATACTGCTGTATTGTTTCAGGCTGGAGCTACTCCTCCAGTAGCTACTGAGCTAGTCAATACCTTTGGTCAAATCACCTGGAATTATTTAGGGGTAGGTCAATACCAGGCCACATTGGATGCGTGGGATCTAGGTGCTATCCCACAGGATCGCATCACGGTAATGATCGGAGCCAGTTATTTTGATGGTATATATAGTGCCATCTATGTGGCGGCCAATAACAGCATCTATGTAGATACTTCTCAGATAGGGGTAGGCTTCAGCGATAACTACCTAGCATATACAACAATTGAAATAAAATACTATCCATAATGAACCAAGTAGAAATACCTATAGTTATACAGGGCATTGGTGCCATGAGGGCAGAGCTTCGAGAATTAAAAGGAGCTATTGCCGAGGCCACAGACCCAGAACAAATGGCCGAACTCTCTGCCAGAGCAGGGGAGCTAAAGGATAAGATAAGTGATGCCAATGATGCGGCCAATGTGTTTGCATCGGGGAGTAAGTTTGAGCAGGTATCTAATAGCTTAGGAGGTATTAAGGATAGCCTCATGAGCCTTGATTTTGAGGAGGCAAACCAAAAGGCTAAGGTATTCAGTCAGGTGATAGGAAAGATTAACCCTGCTGAACTAGGCAAGAGCTTCAAGAGCTTCATTGGTTTAATTGGTACAATGGGTGGAGCCTTTGTAAAGCTAGGTGCTACCATACTAGCCAACCCTATATTTTTACTAGTAACAGTCATCACAGCTATTGTGGTAGCCATTGGTTACTTCATGAATAAGCTCGGATTATTACAACCAATACTCGATGGTATTAAGGCATCTGTAGGATTTCTTGTTGATGGCTTCTATGCACTAACCGATGCACTAGGCATAACGGATAAGGCAGGTGAGGAACAAGCTGCAAAACAAAAGGCACAAACCGAGGCACAGATAGCTAACATCGACAGGCAGATTGAGGCAGAGGAGCGAAAGAAAGCGGCCATAACGAATGCTTTTAGTTTAAGGGACAATCAATTCAAGAGAGATATTGAGCTCGCCAAAGCAGAGGGTAAAAATACCTTTGAGCTTGAGAAGCAAAGGATACTTGCATCCATTGCCTACAAGAAGAGAATGATTGAAGAGAATAAGATAATTTTCAAGCAGATTGATGCGAAGAGATTATTACTACTCTCTCAGATGGATGTTACTGGTAATGTGGCCACAGGCACTCAGGCACAGGTGGACCAATTGAGAAAGATTAATGAACAACTTGAAAAACAAACTCAAGCCAATGAGCAACTCAATGACCAGATAAAGGATGGCCAAAACGAGCTCAAGATATTACAGATTGAGGAAAACAAAAGACAAGCAGAAGCTAGCAAAGCACAGCAAAAGATCAATGAGGATAATGCTAAGAAGGCAGCCGATAATAATAAGAAGATAGCCGATAACAACAAGAAAGCAGCCTCAGATGCTAAGGCTCAAAGAAAGCAACAAGTAACTGATATCCAAACTCAATATATTGAACAACTAAAGCTAGAGGCTGAAGCTGTCAAAAACAGAACTGCATTAATTGCTGAGGGTACTGATAAGGAGAAGATGGTACGAGAGCAGGCCTTCCAAGATTATAAACAGAACTTCCTAGATGAGAAAATGAAGGAGGAGAAGGCGGCCATTGATAACGAGTACATAACTAAGGGTGGAAGCATACAGAACTATGAGAAAAAACTAGCACAACTGAGGCTAGATGCTATGAGCAAATTAACTAAGGAGGAGCTTCAGGTATTGAAGGATGCAGAGACCTTAAAAAACAACGAGCTCCTAGCTATTGATCAAAAGGCTGCCGAACAGTTTGCGGCCAACCAGGTACGCATCAATGACCTAACCATTGAGGCAATGGCTGAAGGTGCCGAGAAAGAGGCCATCATGCAGAAGCAGAAATATGATAAGCTAAGGGAGGAGGCCAAAAAAGATACTACGCTAACTGAAGAGCAACGCAGGCAGATCATAGCTATCTATGATCAGATGGATGCTGAGGAAACTAAGAAACGAAATGATGATAGGCTCAAGGCTCAAAGTGATCTAGCCCTATCTTTGGCAGATGAAAAAACCAGAGCCATTGCTGAGGTGGAGGCTAAGTACCTACAGGATCAGGAGCTAGCAAAGGGTAACTATGAATTACTAGAAAAATTAAAGAAAGACCACGAGGCTAAGATAAATGATATTACTAATAAGGCAGAAATTGAAAGGATAGAGAATGCTCAAAAGGAAAGAGATGCTAAGCTAACATTAGCAGGTGATATAGCTGATGGCATCACCGATATTGCAAAAGGCCTAGTTAATGATCAGAAAAAACTAGAGAAATTTAACAAGGCAATGGCATTGGTTCAGATTGGTATTGATACAGGTAAGGCAATCAGCTCCCTTGTTGCAGCATCTCAGGCAAATCCTGCCAATGCAGTAACAGCAGGTACAGCAGGTGTTGCACAATTTGCCGCTGGTATTATTCAGATTGCCACAAACATAGCTAAGGCAAAACAGATCCTAACATCTGGAGGCTCACCATCCTCAAGTGGTGGAGGTGGAGGAGGATCTAATGGAGGAGGCAGTAGTGTTGCACAGGTAGTGCCACAATCCGCTCAACTCTTTGGCTCAGCCAATACAGGCAATGTAATGAGTGCAGGAGGAGGAGCTACTGAAACGGGAGGCATGACAGTTACTGCCATCGTATCTGAAACTCAAGTTACCAACGTGCAGAATAAGATTAATAAGATAAATAAAAACGCAGAATTATGATAAGTTTACAGAGCGTAATTAACAATGTGGTGAACTTCTATGGACAGCACAAACAGGTAAAGAAAGTAGGTACTGATTTCAGAGAACAAATATTTAATTTCGCTACCCAGGATGAAAAGTACCCTATCATTTTTATCGTGCCTGATGCTGTTATCCCTACGGAAAATACTACTGAATTTACCTTAGATATATTCTGCTATGATATCATACAAAAGGACCGAGCTAACATCATAACCATCCTAAGTGATTGCCATCAGATATTAAATGATTTGTATGTATATTATTTCTTTGGTCTTGACAGGAGCATGGATGTTATCGGGGTGCCTACCTTTACTCCATTGAATAATGATTTACTCGATTATGCAGCAGGGTACCAGATGAGTATTACCTTTGCCCTTAATGATTGGACCGATTGTGCCGTACCGATTTAAACAAATCGAAAGCATAAACTAATATAGGTATGACATTACCTAAATGGTGGGGTGATTGGAGACCTCAGCTAGATCCACATACTGGCGATTTACAACCTACTGACCTAATCGAATGCACTCAGATCATAGGAGGCCAGCCTATTAATACAGCCATTACAGGGCAGCAGATAATTAACTCAGCAGCAGTAGGTATTAAATATTACCTACAATATCAGGATGATCAAACTCAATATTTAGCGGCCCCTAATGTAGGTCAATATGTATTGTTTAGAACTATGGATATCACCAATGGTATCAGCATGGTTTTAGATAGTCAAATCACATTTGCATATGATGGTATTTATAACCTTCAGTTTAGTTTTCAATTTCAGAATGCCGATGTTAAGGAGCATGATGTTACTGTATGGCTAAGAAAAAATGGAGTAGATGTACCTGGTAGTGCAGGGTTTGTCGCTGTAGTTTCATCTCATGGAGGTGGCCCTGGTCATATTGTTGTAGGGTGGAATTATTTATTAAGTGTAGTGGCTGGAGATTATTACGAGCTTATTTGGTCTGCAACTGATACGCTAGTAAGCATGGAGTATTACCCAGCAGGCAACCCTCCTCCATCCACAGCTTCAGCCATTGTAACAGTAACATAATATATTATGCCTAGATACGCAAAAAACGGAGTATTTAACATCCTTTATCCTACCAGGAGAAGGATGGCTACAATCTTAAAGAGAATCATTAGGCAAAATGGCCTAGTGGATACCAGAACGTTGGAGGATAGTGTTAGAATTAACGCACAAATAACAGGCTTTTCTACCCTAGAGATTGAGATTGTAGCCATGTATTACTTTATATTTCTCAATAACGGGGCTTTCCTTTGGAATGGTGGGGTAATACCTCCTTATAATTTGGTCAGACAATTTACCGATGAGCTAACAAGTGCAGGAATAATCACAGAAATCTACAGCCAATATACTGAATGGCTTACTAAGAACTATCCTATCCTGGAGATAGTGCCTATCTTAGAAGAAGATCAAAGTATCGTATATAACTTCTATGCTCTGGATGCACCGCCTGATTTCACGCCAGGCTTTCCGCTAGATGTTTAACTCTTTTTTCATACCGATCATATTGAATACAAAGATTAGTTTCAACTTTCCTAGCTTCTCGGCTTTGGTTAAATCACCGTTGCATAGGTTATAAATCATTTGCTCCCATGACCATTTGGAGGCCTTTTTCTCAGCCTCGATATCATCAAGCTCCTCCTTAGTTAGTTTGGCTTTCTCCTCTTCACTAATCTCAGTATCATCCACATCGCCAAAGAGATTGCGATAGGTTTCGTAAAAGTGTTTTCTAAATTTTATGAACTCATTAATAATGCCATAGATGTAGGTGATGGGAAGGTCAAGAAACTGCTCCGCTCGATTGCTCAGGTCAAAATCATAGGGCTCCATGATCTCCTCATCCCATTCATTGAGGCGTACTTTCCTGTACATGATTGCACATATCTTATCGAGGTTATCGATATAGTCGCTAGTGAATAAGTGCTCCAGGTCAATCCATTCATACAGCTCTAATTTTCCAAAGGGTTTGAGCTTCATGCCAAGCACCTCCTCCTGGTATCTATTGGGTGGCTGATTGCTGTACCAATTGACCTCTTTTATTAAGGCATTGAGCTCATCAATCTCGAGCTCCTCAATCTCTTCAATGTTAACATCCGCCAAAATAGAAAGGGCCTCACTATTATAATGGTAGGCCCCTTGCGTTTTATCTATCTTTCCGATTTCAATGAACTGCTCAAGCGTTACTTCGCTCCAGCTCTGGGGTAGCTTCAGCATTCTTAAATTGTTGGTTTACTTTATTAGCAATATACATGACGTAAGGTATAGAAATATCAGCAGTCATTTTGCAGATAAATTTAGCTTTGTGTTTTATATGTGCCTCGGCGTAGTGTTCAGCAGGTGTAAGGTCCTCCCTCTTAAACATTACTGCCATCATTTGGCTGATGTAGTTTTTCGGTTTCTCAATGGCCAGCTTCTCGATGTGCTTAGTATCCCTAACTGTGAGCTTCATCTGGGCCGTATAAGTGTAGCCATCTATCTCGATAGTATCAATGGTGGGGTAGTCAATGTTTTTATCCAGGCTATTGAATGCCTTTACCATCTCGATAAAATCAGATATATCCACATCCCAAA